TGTGATGTCGCGTGTAGCGACTGGACATGCTTCAACCATTTTTCTTAGCCTTTCGCGCTGCACGCATATTATCAACCAAATTAGGATAAGGCCGTCCTGCAGCCTTTGCCATAGCCTTAGCTGAAGCCTTTTGCTTTGGCGACAGCTTCTTGTCCTTCTTTGTCGGATCAGGGGTATTCCATACCTTCTTCATATCACTTCCCCTTGTTCCGAGCAGAAATTGCTTTCGCCTTCGCTTTCGCGTCAGCCTTCGCCGATGCGCCCCATGCCTTCAACGACAACAATAACCGTGTCGGCTTACCCTTCTCGTCGCGCTCAGGGCCAGGCATATTTCCCATGCGCGCCAAAAATGACGCACGGCGGGGGTTATCTCCAGACTTCACCGGCGGCTTCAAGTTCATCCCTTGAGCCTTTGCTGAAGCGCGCCCCTTAGCGTTCAACCCACCCGCGGGGTTCTTCCCCTCTTTACGCTGCCACGCTGGACTTTTCGCCATTACACAACCTCTTACGATTTATCCAAATCCCAACCCGTACCCGCTGCTATAACACATGTCCGGCCATCAGGTTCAATCGATGTGAGCGTCCAGCTTTTAGGACCACGGTAAAACTGAAGCGCCAGTTTGCCATCAACAATAATCGGCGCTTGGGCTTCTTCTTGGTACTCCCTCAAAAGAACCGCCGTGATCTCTGCCCTGTCACGGCAAAAGTGCTGCGAGGCAAATATGACTGAAGCAAGAAGCAAATGTTCCATTTGAAACCCCTATACTCGCTCACACAATACCTTTAATCGCACGCTTCATAGGTCTTCCTTTGACCCAAGGAGTAGCCCGACCACCAACCAACGCCGCATTGCCGGCAAAGGTTAAACACAAAGAGTCGGCCAAATCCGGTGACCGCATACCGCGCTTCTTCATCGCGTCTTTTGACTCTACCACAATCTTGCCAGAAGACGTAAAACTATACCGCGGCGCGACAAGCTCATGTCGAAGACCGGCATCATTCGGTATCCTCACAGTCCGAGTTCCAAGCCAATCCTTAACCGACAGCCACAGTTCATCCCTCAACTTATTCGCATTCGGGTTCATGGCTGAAGATTCAGCGACATTCACGTCTCTGACATTGTACCCCATCTCCCGTAACCGATCGGCTACACCTGAACCAAGACCAATGGTATCGACGCAGATCTCGACCGGATTATCTGTACGCGCCTCGTTCACCACAGCCCCGACCAGCTGCATCAGATCAAGCCCACCCCATGACTTGACCTCCATAACGACATTCCCCTTCCGCTTACACAAAGCGGATCTGTCTGTCCCGAACCGCGCAACGTCCAACCCGTACACCATGCCGTCTGACACATCGACAGGCACATCTCTGGTCATCGCCGCATCCACTAACTCAGCCGCAATGAGAGTATCATTGTCAGCAATAGCAAATTCCCCAAGAACACGTATTCGATACGCATTGCTGCCCTCGCCATAAGTTGCCTTGATCTGCTCAACGAAATCCTTAGACACCAATGGAATATCGAGACACGAGACGTGCATGGTGTCCCAATCAGACGACAACTCATGATGCGTCCGGTAAAACAACCCGCTATTACGCGTCGGGTTACCGATCAGAATTGTACAAGCGCTGTGCCCCGACATCGAGCCTGCCGCTGCCTCAAACACGGCCTCTGGCACAGCTGATGCCTCGTCAACAATCAGCAACACATTCTCCGAGTGAATACCGGCTAACGCTTCAGGTCTCTCAGCTGAAGATGTACGCGCAGAAGCAAAGCTCGACTCTGGCGCTGCCTTCAACGAAATACGGTCACTCAGCACATCAAATGAGTCGCGCAATACGGGCGGCAGCTTGTTGATCTGCGCTTTCAACTCAGAGAACAACGCATCGAACAACTGCCCCGCTGTAGGCGCGGTCATCACGCATTTCTGTGGGAACCTCGTACACATCACCCATACAATCGCCCAGGAACACACAGTCGATTTACCGACACCGTGACCTGCGCGGACAGAGATACGCCGCTTCCCTGACGCGATCTTCCGCAACAGTTCTTCCTGCCACGGCAATGGGCTTTCTTTCAACACAACGCGGACAAACTTAACAGGGTCGCCGCGATACAGACGAATGAAATCCTCGAACTCTTTCGCGTCAGAAGAAGCCTTGCTCATCCCATATTCCTATTCACAATCTCATCAGCGCGCATAACCAGATCATCTAACGCCGCATAAATATACCCAAGAGACATGTTAAACGCGTTGCTCTCACCGGACGAGTCCATCATCGTCGCAATCTCTTCTCTGCGTCTGATCTGATCGATCAGGTTAAAGTAAGACGGAATAATCAACTCCAAAAGTTCTTCAGCTTCGCTTTTCATTTACCACATCCCTATTTGTCATATCTTATGACTGGATCTCTAGTGGTCTTCCAATCCCAGATATACCAAGCGTAATTATGCCTTGGAGAACCAGTGCTTCCGTCAATCCATCTAGGTCTTTTCTGCAAGACAATCTTCATGTCGAAAGGAAAACCAAAAACCTTTTTACGAGCTGCCGCGCAGTCAAACTCATTTCGTAAAAGCATCGCAACTTTGCCACCACTATTGCGCGTCAAGCTAAGAGCTTTATGGATAAACATATCAGCAATATTAAATGGAGGATTCGTGACAATATCACCATTCCAATCATCTTCAGCATCAAGGAAATTCTTTATTTCATACCCATGACCGTAATCGTGAATATCTGTACCGACAACATTATAGCCACCTGCCATTAGCTCTCGCAGCATTCGCCCCTTACCTACAGCTGGTTCCCATATATCGGTAAACTTAACATGTCGCAGCAATACGCGTGTTACCCACTCCTCTGTCTCGTAATGATCAAGAGGCGCACGTTCATACTTTCCTATCAGTTCCATCTAACGGCTCTCCCCATTTCTCCTTGCCCATCTGCCAGCCCTCTGCCCATGCCTTATACCGCTCTGTCCCAACCTCGAACGGATTATGGTCAAGAGGACACCCATTACGGAATGACAGCATCGCATCGCCACGCACAGTATCCAGACTGCGTACGAGCTTCTCCCATTCGTTATTCGGTTTCAGGTTAGTCTTCCACATCAGCGTCTCCCAGCGCGATTTTCCCTATCACAACAGCGTCAACGATCCGCGCAAACTCGCTGTCCCGCTCCATCAACCGCTTCACCATGCGCTGTAAAGCGTCACGATACACCAAAACTTGCGCCTCTAACTGCACAGCTTTCTCAGCAGCAGCATAATCCATCTCCATCACTTAGTCCTCATCAGCTTCTTCGTAAAAGATAAAAGCAACTCATGATGCGCGCCGCCATGCCAGTGCTTCTGCATATACGGCTTATCGTACCACTTCTGCTGCGACTCAGGGTGACACCCGATAAGCCCGACGCGTCCCTGTATCACTGCCATAGGATCGCTATTGGCATATCGCGCAATGATCTGGCATCTCCCATCGCCGGCGAACGTAGGCCCATCGTAGAAGAACATCTTTTCATCTCGTGTACCCCAACTCACTTTAGCCACTGTGGGATAAGATCGCTTAATGTCGGCAGCAGGGCTTTTGATATACTGGACAGGCTCAAGGCCACTAAGAAGATCAAAATAATTTCTCCCAGCCCAATATGCTCCGAGACAGATACCCAAATACTTGCCACCACGAGATATGAAATCAGCAATCTCATTCGTCTCTCTCCGCTTAAAGCAGTCAAAGAATCTGTAATACGCATCTCCAATACCGCCAGGGAACGCGACAATATCCGTATCTATTAGAGGATCATTAGCAAGGTCAGTCTCATCAAATATCTTAATCGCAAACTCACCGGACAGAGCTTCAATCATACCGTCAACGCAATCCTGCGAAGCAACTGGGTGATGCCTGAAGATCGAGATTACTGGTTTCACTTGTCGCGCGTCACTTCTTGCACAATGCGGATCAGCTTCTCGTTCTCTCGACGCAGTGCCACGACTACATCAAGAGCATTGTCACGCTGCGTCTCAGCATCACTCAACCGCTTACGCAGATCTATAAGATGATCCACCGTCTCCATATCAGCATACCTTGCATATGCCGCTTCACGCTTCGACTCAAAGCCTACCATCACTCATCATCCTTCTGTGCAGTTTGCTCCAAACATTCCATCAGGGCTACGACGAGTCCGCATAAATCAAAAAGCCGATCAGAAGTGAATTGCAACTTTGACTCTATGGAATGATTTCCGTAAGCATTATAATCAGCCACGGCGTTAGCATCTCTTATTTTAAATTTTTCTTTAAGTTGTTTTATTCTTTCAATATCCATCACTCTCCCTCCTTCAGCGCGGCGCGGGCAATTTTTGTGCACCTCCAATTTTCTTGAGAATCAGCAATCTTTTGCAATGCTTCCCGTAATTGATTGTTGTTTTTCTGCAACTTTTCAATCAGCTTCGCAACATCATCGCTCATGGCTTTGCCTTTTCTTTCAAACTCATCACTCCGAAAAATATCCACCCGATAGAAAATCCGAACAGTTTGACGCTCCGAGGCGCAGCCGGAGCAAGCGTGAATACTGGGTTGCTTTTATAATTGCCCCAATGAAACCCCATCATTCCACCTCATTCAGCGCTGCACGGGCTATATCTGTTATGCCGTCAACCCACCCATGCTTTTGATAATCCGCAATTTCCGTCAACGCTTCCCGCAACCCATCACGCTCCTTACGGAGCAACTCAATCTCGTCGGCGGCTTCTTTGGACATTTTACCAATTTCTATTGGTTCAAACCTTTCGTCAGGACTGATTGGTGAATACCAAAAAGTAAAATCAATTTTCCGCAACCGTTCTACAATATCCATCATCCCATCTCCCCTATCATACGATAAACGCTGCTCTTCGATATCTGCAACTCTGACGCAATATCCAATGGCTTCGCGCCTCGTGCCAGTAACGCCACAACATCATCACGCTTCATCGTTGCTGTCGGCTTCCTGCCCTTGTATTTCCCATCACGCTTCGCCTTCTGTATTCCCTCACGCTGACGCTCAAGCATGATCTCGCGCTCAAACTGCGCAACAGACCCAATCACATTCAGCATCAGCTTGCCTGTCGGTGTCTGTGTATCCAGATTCATAGCCAGAATACGCAGGCTCGCGCCGCGCTTCTCTATCTCGGAAATCATCGCCACTAAATGCGCCACACTGCGCGCAAGGCGGTCGAGCTTCGTCACAACCAGCACATCTCCCTCGCGCAAGTACTGGATGGCCTCATCGAGCTTCTCGCGCTGGACAATGGATGACACTTGCTCGTCAAACAGTTTCTCGCACCCGGCAGCGCGCAGATCTCGCAGCTGTGCCTCTAGACCTGCGTTCTGGTCTGTGGTGGAAGTTCTGGCATACCCTATTAGCATAGCTTGTCTCCGTATGAGTTTTTCAGTTTTTCGGGAGCGGTGTGGCTGCAGCAGGCGCCCCCCGGGGGGGTGTGGTCACGGGGGGGTGTCAGAGGTTTGACGGTTTCCGCGTCGCTCGTCCCGTCGCTCGTCGCGCCTGTTACATGTCACTAACTCCACTTCCAATTAGCGTTAAAGACTTTGTAAAACTGATTTCCAAAAACGTCAATAGCATTTCTGTGGGACTGTTTTCTGCCTGTTGATAACTATCCCGCAAGGGCAAGGTCTATTGGGAAACGCTAACGATCTCCCCCTCGATGATATCGCTCGCGGGCAATGCCTTTGCTGAATCGTTCAACCGTTTGAGCGCATCGAGATGCAGCTGATGCGTATGTGTTACGGAAACGTCGACGCTTTGTCGGTCGCCGTAAACCTTCGGGAGAAGCCGCGACGCGGTCCATTTCAAGCCGTCAAGCGCGACACGGGCAACGTCCGGCGGTACTTCCCCGCGCACAACACGGCGCGTCAAGTCTGAAATTTCGTCGGCGTGCGCCATTGCTCGGCTTTCAATCGCGCGGGCGTATTTACGAGAAAAGCTCTCTTTCTCGTTCATCCATTTCCAT